AACCTTAAGAAATTTTTGCCTGTAACTACCCCTCGTGGGATTTCAGTTTGTACCTTGATGGTCCGTGATAAAGATGTAAAATTGAATCATGAAAAGTTGACAGTTGAACATCGAGTTTGCGGACATGCTTACATGCGGAAGATGAATGGAGGTAGTTATACAACAGAAAAAGCTCATCCTGGTTATTGTATGGGCGTGTTGGTAACTGGAGGAAAAGAACCAGTGGTAGCTGGCTTTCATATAGGCGGAAATCCTGAATACAATTACGGGGTTATGATGACTTTAACACAGGCAGACGCTGCTAATATGCGGAATGAATTGTTAGCATTACCAGGTATACGAGGTATGGCGGCTGCTACGGAACTGCCCAAAACTCAATATGGTATGCCAGTGTTGGATTCGTCAAAAATACATCCCAATTCGAAATACATCTTGTCGTTAGATGAAAATGCAGCGATAGATGTGTTGGGTTCTACGAAATTGCGTACTGAAGCTAAAAGTAAGGTCGTTCCATCGATCTTATGTAAGGATGCGGAACAGATTTTTGGAATTAAGAACCATTGGGGGGCTCCACGTTTAAAGCCAAATTGGGTGGCATTCAATAAAACTTTAGAACATATTGTGAATCCGTCAGAGATGTTTGTACCATCTCTGTTACAGCGAGCACGAAATGACTGGTTGAAACCACTCATAGGTTTGGCTCAGTTTCAAAACGCTCGTGAGAGCATAAAACCCCTAACCATGCAGGAAGTTATTATGGGTATCCCTGGCAAGAGATTCATAGATGCAGTTCCCATGAATACAAGCCTAGGGTATCCTCTTTTTGGTCCTAAACACAGGAAATTCACTTATGTGATGATTGGTGAAAATTGTGTGGATCGAATACCAGATGATGATATAATAGCTGAGCATGCACGGTGTATGGATTGTTGGGAGAGAGGTGTTAGGGCTTATCCTGTCACTTCTGCGACTCTTAAGGATGAACCCACACCCTTAGATTCGGATAAAACCAGGGTTTTTCAAGCAGTAGCATTGGCCCTTGGTATGGCAATAAGAAAATATTTTTTGCCAATTACGCGATTTTTATCACTTTACCCCACAGTTTCAGAAAGTGCGGTAGGCGTAAATGCATTCTCTCCACAATGGAATGAACTTATGAACCATGCGGAGAGATTTGCCGAAGATGGAAGAGTAGTTGCTTGGGATTACTCTAAGTACGACGTACGTATGAATTCTCAAATGACGTACGCTGTATTACAGTCATTGATAGATATTGCAGAAGTGTG